CATCCCGCTGCGCTCCTTCAACCGCGACCCCATCAAGAAGATGGCCGAGGCGTTGTCGCTGTACACGTCCAACGACCACGTGTACACCTGCGAGTCGCTGATCGGCGACAAGTTCTCGACCGTGCCGTGGCACCTCGAGCGCAACGGTGAAACGGTGGACGACTCCGACACCGGAGCGCGTGCCTGCGCCAACCTGCTGCGCTTCGGCAGCGTCGACCCGCGCCTGTTCCCGGCGCAGCAGTCCCGCAGCGAGCGCGACCTGCTGGTGTCCCGCCACATGGGGCTACCGGGCACCGCCTTCCTGTACCTCGACCAGATCGACGCCGATGGGATCCCGGCCCGTGTCTGGACGCTGACACCATCGCGGCTCACGCCACGCACCAACGAGCGCGGCGTGCTGTCGGGCTGGATCGTGGACGCCGACCGGCCCAACGAGGCCGAGCCCATCCCGCTACAGCTCGAAGAAGTGATGCGGGTCATGCTGGAGCCGTCCGACTACGGCCACTTCGGCATCGGTCGCGCCGAGGCAGCCTGGCGCAAGGCCGGCCTGTCCAACGCCGCCGCCCGCTTTGCCGAGGGCTCCTTCCTGGCCGGTGGCCGCAAGGCGCACATGATCTGGCCGGACGGGGTGAGCATCGAGGGCGAGGCGTGGGACCAGTGGGTCAACGGGCTGCGCAGCGTCAACGAGGACGGCAGCTTTACCCGCCGCCTGACCGCCAACCGCTTCCCGATTGGCTCCATCGAAACCGGGCAGTCGATGTCCGAGCTGCAAGTGCCGGACATCTCCAAGCTGAGCCAGCAGGACATCTACGCCATCTGGCACATGCCGGAATCGCAGGTAGGACGTGCAAGCCCGGCTGGGCTGAACTCGGGCGAGAAAGGCAAGTACGAAGAAGCCGCTTTCTGGCAGAACGCGGTCGAGCCGCGCCTGCAACGTTACGCCGACGCCTTGCAGAACCGCATCGTGGACAAGTTCGGCCTGACGCTGGTCCTCGAAACGCCGGAGTTCGATGACGAGGCGCCGCTGTATGACATCGCCGCCAAGGCGAAAGACGTGCCGCTCAAGGTGGACGAGCGCCGCGCCCTGGTCGGCCTCGACCCGCTGGACGAGGCGGTGTACGGCCAGCTGGGCCAGATGATCCTGATTGCCAACAGCATCGTGGAACTGACCGAGAAGCAGGACGTACCGGAGCAACTGCTGCCGTTCGCCGGTTCCAACAACCAGACCGGCGCCACCGACAACAACACCAACGAACTCCCGAACCCCGGCCAGGTCGCCGGCAAGGCCAAGCTGGTGTTCACCGACCTCCGCGGTCGGGTGGTGAAGTCCTACGAGCCGAAGCTGCGCCGCTCCCTGGAGGCCACGCTGACCGCGCAGGCCGACGACATCGCTGACAAGGTGGTGGCTAAGTGGGACCACATTGCGGCCAAGCCAACCGACACCGACGCCTGGTGGAGCGAGCAGACCGAGCACGGTCGGCTGGAGCAGGCCATCGCCCCGGTCATCACGCCGCTGATCGACGCTTCCGGACGACGCATCCGGGCCGGCTTCTTCGCCAGCACCAAGGCCGATAACTTCATGGAGCGCGTGCAGTCCTACGTCGCCTCCAAGGTGGGCGCGCGTATCCGCGACATCAACGCCACTACCCGCCACTCCATACGCACCTTGATCGGCAAGGCCGTCGCCGCTGGCACCGGGCCCGCCGAGCTGGCGCAGCAGATCCGCGAACTGACCGCCTTCAACCCGGCCCGCGCCGAACTCATCAGCCGAACCGAAACGGCGCTGGCCTACAACGACGCTGCGATAGGAACGTACCGCGCCTTCGACGTGGCCGAGGTGCAGGCCATCGACGGCGACCAGGACGAGGAGTGTGCCGAGCGCGATGGCAACATCTACAGCCTCGCCGAAGCGTCCGCCATCACCGACCATCCCAATGGAACGCTGGACTGGGTGCCCATCGTCAAAGCGCAGCTGGAACCGCAGACCGTGAGCATCCCCAAGATCGACTTGCACCTGCACCAAGAGCCGACGGTGGTCAACGTACCGCCGTTCCCGGAGTTCCCGCGCATCCCGCGGCAGGAAGCGCCGGTCGTCAACGTGGAGGCGCCGATTGTGAACGTGGAGCCCAACCCCATCACGGTCAACGTGCCAGAACCGGCCCCGCCGGTCATCAACCTGCCAGCGCCAGCCAAGGCCACCGGGCCACAGGAGGTGGTAGTGACCAACATGCCGGAACGCAAGCACCGCGTGGTACGCGACGCCGCTGGACAGGTCATCGGTTCGGTCGAGTCTGACGACTGATGGCCGCTAACGTCACCCACAAGGCCAAAGCGGGGCCGCTGCTTACCGGTACTGAATACGAAGCCTCCGATTCTCACGTCGTCACTGGCGCCGCGCCGTCCGACGTTGACTACCTGGTAGGCACGGCTTCTGCCGGACTGTCAGCCGAGATTGCGGTAGGCACGTCACCGGGAGGTGAACTTGGTGGAACATGGGCCAGTCCGACCGTCGACGCTTCGCACTCCGGTTCTACCCATGCCGCCACCCAGGCCGCAGCCGAAGCCACCGCCTCCTCCGCGCTGACCACCCACGCCGCAGCCGCTGACCCGCACACCGGCTACGTCCTCGAAAGCCTGCTGGACGCCAAGGGTGATCTCATCACCGCCAGCGCGGACAACACGCCCGCCAAGCTGACCGTCGGTGCCGACGACACCATTTTGATGGCCGATGCCGCGCAGGCGACCGGGCTAAAGTGGGTTGCGCCCGCCACACCATCCACGCAAGCCTTCGGCGACTCCGCCGCAGCTGGAACGGCGGACACGTTCACCCGTGGCGACCACAAACACGCCATGCCGGCCGATCCTACGGCGGCGCTGACCGGACTGGACTTCCTGGTGGGGACGGCGACCGGCGCGTTGTCAGCGGAGATCGTGGTCGGCACCTCACCCGGCGGGGAGCTGGGTGGGACGTGGGGCACGCCTACGGTGGACCTGGTTCACGCTGGCGCGACGGCGTGGGCCGACTACACGCCAACGTGGACTGCCAGCACGACCAACCCCACGCTCGGCTCGACAACCATTGCGGGGCGCTGGCGCAAGCTGGATTCCTCGACCTGCATGGTGCAGATCAACATCGTCATCACCACCGGTGGTGCATGGAACGCCGGCTCGGGCACCTACATCTTCAGTCTGCCAGCCGGCATCACCGCCGCCGGGGCGGCAGGGCATTACCAGCTCGGTAGCGCCCACGTCCTCGACAACGGCACGACCCACTTCGCGGGCATCGTGAAGATCGCCGGCGGTGCCACGACCACCAACGAAGTCATCATCGCGGACGCCGGCACCAACAAGATCCTGACCCACAACCAGCCGATGACTCCGGCTACCGGTGACCAGATCAACCTGGCTGTCACCTTCGAGATTTAGTCGTGGCCGCCTCGCCCTACTTCGACCGTACTTACTTCGACGAAACCTACTTCGACACCGACCCCGCGCCGAGTGCTGGCGGCGGCGGAACCGGCGGACGCAGCAAGCGCCGCCGCGCCCCACTCAGCGTCCAGCGGCAACCAACGCCGCCCGCGGACACCGAGGACTGGGCCGTCCTGATCCTCTAGGGGAACCCCATGCCACGCAGCATCCTCGGCCGTGATGCCGAGGGCCGTCAGACCGACATCTACGTCACCAGCGACTCCGGCAATATCGGCGCGTCCGGTGGCGCGGCCGGTGCAACCGGCCCGCAGGGGCCGAAAGGCGACAAGGGAGATCCAGGTGCCGCCGGATCGCAAGGGCCACAAGGTCTGCCCGGAGTGCAGGGAGCTACAGGTCCAGCTGGTCCCACTGCCGGTGCTGGTGCCGCAGGCGCTCAAGGTCCAAAGGGCGACCCTGGTGCGGCTGGCGCTACAGGGCCACAGGGGAATCCTGGGAACACTGGCCCGCAGGGACCAATAGGCCCCACCGGCCCGACCGGGCCGGAAGGACCGACTGGTCCGCAGGGCCAGACCGGCCTCAAGGGTGACACCGGACTCACCGGGCCGGCCGGCCCACAGGGCAACCAGGGCTCCACCGGCACCACTGGCCTACAGGGACCGCAAGGGCTCCAAGGCTTGCAGGGCATCCAAGGTGCCTCCGGCCCCGCCGGTACGGGCGTGGTGGCGGGCATCATCGTGATGTGGGGCGGCCTGGTCGCCAACATCCCGGTCGGCTGGGTGCTGTGCAACGGACTGAACGGTACGCCGGACCTGTCCAACCGCTTCATCAAGGCCACCAGCGGCAACCCCGGCGCGACCGGCGGCTCCGCGACCCACACCCACGCCGCCCACGTTGACCACCCCGCGCTGACACATAGCGGCGCCACGGTGGGCAACCACGCCGACGTGACCAACCACGTTCACCTCGAGCAGCTGCAAGGCAGCACCAGTGGGACTAATGCCGGCACTCACCTCATGGGTTCGGTATCCACGGGCGGCAGCCTGCGCTCGGCGGGCCAATCGACATTGAACCCAACGACCGTAGGCGTGGCCGCCCAGGTCCACACCGTAGGACAGGCGGCGCAGCACGCGGCGCAGTCCCATTCAGCCCACGACACCCCGAACTCCGAACCGGCGTTCTACGCCCTGTGCTTCATCCAAAAGACCTGAGGAACCGCATGGATACCACCCACGAAGTCAAAGCGCAGATGGTCGGCAACGACCACTTCCGCCTGCTCGCCATCCCGTTCGGCGGGCCGTTGCAGGGACGCGACCTGGACGGCGAGTTCTTCAGCAAGCGCACCGACATCAAGGCGGACTGGTTCGCCGAGCGCCCGGTGCTATGGCATCACGGGCAAGACTCGGTGATGGGCGACGAAACCATCGGCAAGGCTGTCGACCTGACGCTGGACGAGGACGGCTGGTGGGTCGATGTCTGGGTCAAGCATGGCGACCGCCGCGCCGAGCTGTTCCAGCGCGTGGCCGAGCGCACCCCGATCTACGGCTCCTCGGGGACCATCAACTACCTCAAGAAAGCCGGCCGCAACGGCGAGATCCTGGTCTGGCCCTATATCGAGCAGACGTTAACCACTTCGCCGCAGAACAACTTTTCCGTGGCCAAGCCGGCCAAGGCCGCGCTGGACGACTTCGCGTCCGCCGGCATCGACCTCGACAGCCGCATCCGCGGCTTCATCGAGGACATTGAACAAGCCCATCGTGACCTGACACCAACCTCCACAGTGGGCGAGGTGGCGGCGAAGGCTGGGCTGATGGCCGCAGACGCGGCTCTCAGTGAAGCGTTGCGCGAACTGCGCGAACGCTAACCCAACCTATCCCCGACGCAGTGGTGGGCTGATTCGGGTTACCCGTGAAAGGGAACCAACATCGTGTCAGTCGAAAAGCTCGACAACGCGGTTGGCGACCTCGGCGATCTAGGCCCGCTGCTCAAGCGTGCCGAGGAAATCCGCGACGAAGTTCACGCCTTCAAGGCTGAAACGGGCGAGCAGAGTGCCGACACTCTGAAGCGCATTTCAGACCTCGAGGTGGAGCAGTCGGAGATCCGCAACAAGATCGACGAGGCCCACGCCGAGCGCGTAGCCAAGAAAGCGCAGGAGGACTCCGACGACCTCCTCAAGCGCACCCAGGAGATGCTGGCCGACTACGAAGCCAAGAAGGGCCGTGCGCCCTCCAAGGCCGAACTGCTCGGCACCCGCAGCGCGTCCCCGCTGGACAACGCTGCTGCCAGCATCGCCAACTTCCACGCCCTCATCGCCACCGCAGCCAACTTCAAGGACCTGGACGCCGCCAAGGATGCCCAGGACCAGTTGAAGGCGATGGGCGCCCGCAAGGTCATGCCGCAGAGCGTGAAGGGCTCTATCGGCTGGTCGGCATCCAGCGACAGCAAGGCGACCGTGGGCGACAGCGATGGCGCTGGCGCTTACCTCATCCCCAACGCTGTCGTGTCGCCGGTCATTCAGCAGGCCACCGCCCGCAACCCGTGGCGGCAGGAGCTGACCGTGGTCCAGGGCGTCATCGGCAACAGCATCGAGGTTCCGACCGAGGGGCTTGCCCCGACGCGGGCCACGGTGGTCGCCGCTGGCGTGACCAAGACCAACGCCAACTTCACGGTCGCCTCGTACACCGCGACGCTGTACACCCTCGCCGTCATCTACGACGTGGGCAACCAGCTGCTGCGGCAGTCCGGGGGAGCCGCTGAAGGGCTCGTCCGCGCCCGCCTGGCTCGTGGCCTGGCACTCGGCGAGTCGTACTACATCCTCGCCGGTTCGGGTACGTCCGAGCCGAAGGGGATCCTGACCAGCATCGGTACGTCCGGCACGTTCGTCACCTCGCACACCGCGGGCGACACGCAGACCGGATCGGTGGCTCACGCCATCGCCGAAGCCGCCGGCCCACTGGCCGCTCGTGATCGCAACCCGACCGCAGCGGTTCTGTCGCCGACCGACTTCTGGCTGATGTTGGCCCAAGGCTCGGACAACGCCGGGTTCTTCTTCAACCCGAGCGAAGGACCGGGCGGCATCGACGGCACCGTGCCAGAGGTGCGCGTGTTCGGCCTGCGCGTCTTTCCCGACAACAACATGGCGGCTGCTGGAGCCGGTGACGACCTCATCGTCGGCGACTTCAAGAGTGCGCAGTTGTTCATCGGTGACGACTACCGGGTGGACGTGTCCACCGAGGCATCCGACCGCTGGGACAAGAACCTCACCGGCTTCCGGGCTGAGGAGGAAATCGCCTTCAACGCTGACCCGTATGTCGCGTCGGGCTTCTTCCAGCGCATCCTCGACATCCGCACCTAGGTAGCGGCTGTCTCTAGTGGCCGGGGTTGGCTCTGTGAACCATCCCCGGCCTCCCCATACATGGAGGTGAGCATGGCTAAGAAGAAGGCCGAAGCTCCCGAAGATCACGGCATCCAGGCCGACGACCCCGATTACCAGAAGCCCGCTTTTGCCTCACCCGAGGAGCTGGCCGTGCTGGACCAGGGCGTGGACAAGCGGCTGGCGGCGCTCCTGAAGGATCACAAGCGGATGGGCGCCCGCTGATTGAGCGTGGGGTCGGCGGGACTCCCACCGTTCAGCCGGCCCCATCAGACTAGAATGGTGGGACGTAGAGGTGGGCTATGCAGCAGTTCATAACGCCGAACGGCAACGCCTTGCGGCTTGTCACCCGCGGCGACACCAACGACGCCGCGATGGCCAACGCCATCCTGTCCGAGGACGAGTACCAGCTGAAGGGCAGGCGGCTATCCGGCTGGGCGCTGGACATCGGTGCCCACATCGGCACGGTCGGTATCGCCTTGGCGATGGACAACCCCGAGTTGTCCGTCGTCTGCGTGGAGCCGGTGCCCGAGAACGCCGCCATGATCCGCGACAGCGTCGCGGCCAACCGGCTAGTGGACCGGGTGTGGGTGGAAGAAGCAGCGTTCGGCAAGGGCAATACGGTCAAGGTCCAGTACGCCTATACGGCGGCTGACAACCCCGACAAGGGATATATCCACCAGTCGCGCTTCATCGGTGGCGTGTTCCGCTCCAAGGAGCACCCCGAAGGCACGACCGACGTAGTACGGACGACGACCATCGGCAAACTGGCCGTGAAGTTCGGAACCAGCGCCTTCGCCCTGCTGAAGATCGACTGCGAGGGCTGCGAGGTCCACGCCTTCGCCGATGGTGTCGACCTCATTGACGAGATCATCGGCGAGTTCCACGACAACCTGCTGCCGCAGCTGCGGACGCTGATCGAGCCCACCCATGACATCGAGGTCATCGAGGACCGCGGCGGGATCGGCCTGTTCCGGGCGGTGCGGCGATGAAGGTCTGGATTATCACCAACGAGTCAAACGACCCTGTTGACCCCGAACTTGGTGGAACGTACAGCCTCGTCTGTGTCGCAGAAACGAAGGCAGCAGCACTCCGCTTCTTCGAGCAGGAGTATTGGGGTCACTCGATTAAGTGGACTAAGGAAGGCGATGAGTTCTACGGGGGGATCGACGGCGAACGGGAGTTCGTGCTGGCGACCGAGGAAGTGCGGTCGTGAACATCCTGTTCCTCACCGCGCACTCCATCTTCGAGTACGACGAGCTCCGCATCTTTCACCGGCTCGGCCACAACGTCCTGTCCATCGGCGCCTACCTGGACCCGGCCAACCCCAGCGACGACAAGCGTCCGGCGCTGCCGGAGATTCCGGCGCAGTCACCCGAACTGCGGGCGCTGGTGGCCGACCAGATGGTAGCCAAGTCCGACCTGCCCGACGAGGTGCTGGACTGGGCGGATACCGTCATCGTCAACTTCTTCACCATCGAGGCGCCGGAGGGCCGTGCGGGCTGGCTGACCGGCAACTGGCCGAAGTTCAAGGCGCATAAGAACCGCGTCATCTGGCGCACCGCCGGTCAGTCGAATGCCTGGGTGGAGGCGTACACCGAACCGCTCCGCAAGGACGGCCTCGAGATTGTCCGCTACTCGCCGAAGGAACGGCACATCCCGTACTTCGCGGGCGAGGACGCCATGATCCGTTTCTCCAAAGACCCCGCCGACTGGTACGGCTGGACCGGCGAGGACGCGGTAGTGGGCAACCTGACCCAAGACCTCGCCAAGCGGGGCGATGCAGTCGGCTACTGGTTCTGGCAGCAGGCCACCGATGGTCTCCCAACGTCACCAGCCGGCCCAGGCAGCGCAGAGATCGGCGGGCTGGGTGAACTGGCCTACGACGACATGCGCGCCTACCTGCGCCGTTGTAGGGCGTACCTCTACACCGGCACCCAGCCAGCGCCGTACACGCTGGGACTGATCGAAGCCATGATGACCGGCGTTCCGGTCGTGAGCATCGGCCCGAAGGCGTATGGCGGGGACACCTACCTCGCGGAAACCTTCGAAGCGCACGACTTCGCCGAGTGCTGGGAGGACCACTCCGAGGGCGCCAAGGCCATGCTGCGCCGGTTCCTCGACCAGCAGGACGCGGCCAGGATCGCCAGCGGCATCGTGCGCCAGCGCGCCATTGACCTGTTCGGCATCGACGCGGTGACGGAGGCGTGGCGTGCGTATCTTGGCTGACTACCACCACGCCGATCTGGCCGAATCGCTGGCGCTGCTGTTCGAGGACCGCTTCGGGTGGGAGCTGTTCTTCCCCATCGGGATGCAGTGGTTCGACTCAGGCACCTGGAACTTCGAGCGCGAGCATCACGGCGACGCCGTGGCGCAGCAGTACCTTGTCGGGGTCTGGCCGGATGCGGTAGCCGCCTCCGACGGTAGCCATTGGGCCATCGAGGAAACGACCCACCCCGGCCGTATCCGCAAGGGCGTCGAGCTGGACCAGGCGCGCTCCCAGCCGTGGGACGTGGTGCTGTCCAGCCTGCCCGACAACGA